TCTTGCTGATAGTCTTTTTACTATAGCCTTTCTTCAACATATTAACTCCTTGTTTCTAAAACCGCTACTAATAACGATTTATAAAAACAAGGGCATAAGCCCTTATCCGACCCTTACAAGGTCAAAAGTTGCGGCAGCTGTCTTAATTAAAAGATACTGACCGCCAGTGCTTGTAACTGCACCGCTACCAACAAGAGTCACATCCGTTCCGCCTGCAATAGTAGAAGTGTTGGTTGCATGATTGGAAGCGTGATATTGTGGTATCGCATCTCCAATCTGCATATTAGGCAAAGCAGCCGCAATATTAGCAGCCGTTGCCGTTGTCATTGTAACACTTGCAACAGATGCATCTTGATAAAGGCATAACCCTTGATGCTCTGCTACTGTTACCGTTCCGGTATCTGCAATCGTTGATCTAGTTGCCTTAAAATCACCAACCGTTGTTGCATTTGCACCTGTACCATATGCCGCACCATCTGCACCAGCTTCAATCCTGATTGTAGTAGGTACTGAAAATGCGCTCGATGTATATGCCACACCTGCGCTAACCGTAGTCAGCAGTGTCCAGCTCTCGGGCTGGCTTTGATAAGTGGTTTTCTGATAGATTTTAGTATCAGAGTTCTCACTATAGACTGAGACCTTATCAGTTGCGACAAGATCGATTTCAGCAGTACCGTATGAATATACTTTACCCATGTTTCACCTCCCCAGACTAATCAAGTCTGGCTGAATAGCATAATACCATTCATTTCTGGATTTACGTTGGCTACACCGTATAGAACATCCCAGCGGAACTTGGTACGTTGAGTGTTAATGTCGAACTGTTTCTGCATTACCACTTCGATACCATTGTCAAGAGTCGCTCTCATAATGGCCGCACCAGCGTCAGAAGGGATAGAAAGAGAAGCAGGTAGCAGCTCAATTGAATCCTTGTGCCAGAATGGGTTGGCAGAAGCAGCAACAGTGTTAAGGAATGTAATTACCGCTGTATCGGCTGGAGTTGCATCAACGTTCTGATACATTGCTTCAGCAGCAGTTGAGCCACCATTTGAAACGATAGCAGGTGAAATCTTAACTGTACCAGTTCCACCAGCACCAGAAACGATCTCAACAACACGGAAAGTCTTTAGCTGACCAGTTGATTGTTTAGTGATATGGTTTACAGCGTTAACGCCTGCGATTGTGAAACAGTCACCTACCGCTACAGTTCCAGAGGTTACAGTGATAGCCAAGTTCTGATAACGGTTGTCAACATTACTTGTCTCACCTGTTGCTGCTGTGCTTGTTGCAGCTGGTGTGTGATATTGGTTTGCACCGTTAACTGATACGGTTGTACCTGCCGCCGCTGCCAGACGATATGCATAGTCAAGCTTGTAAGTTTCAAAACCTGCGTTCTCTCCCATGTATGCTTTCTCATACGCTGTAAGAGTCTTTCCGTTAAGAGTCTGGCGACCTGCAAGGTTGTTTGCCATGCTGTTGTAATCACGACTTGATAGACCAATGTAGCGGTTATTCTGCATGATGCCTTGTTCATTCATAATTGAATCAGCCTGAGCGATATCATCAAAACCAGATGCAGCTGCTGTACGCTTTACAACAAGTGTTCCCTGGAGCGATGCAACGTCTGAAACTGCTCTGTTAATATCAGAGGCAAGTTTTAATGATGCTGCTTGTCCAAGACGTCCTTCTTGTAACATGTCGCGCAGCTCTCTTCCGGTCATTGAAACAGGATGGTGCTTCTGATAACCGATTGTAGCTGGTACTGATAGTTGTGTCGAATCATAGAAGTTGGATGTTGCATCCGAACCATCGAAAGTCTGTGCGATATACGGCATTGGACGCCATAGGACATCATTCGATCGCTCCATCATCTGCATATTGGTATTGTACTTGGTGACGTTCTTTGACATTACAAGAGCGTCATCAAACCCCTCTAGCATTTGTTCAAATGCAACACGTTCTTCTTTACTAAATGCGTTTGCCATTTAATTATCCTTTGTTATTTCGTTTGTATGCAAATACTTTTGAGTAATTGCCTGTTTTCTCTGCCTCTTTGCGTAACGCATCGAGAGTTGAATCAACGCTACTGCCTTTGGCAGAACCTTTTATCTTTTTCTCTGGGGCTGGTGGTGCTTTTCTTCGTTCCACTTTGAGTTTCCCTTCAAGTTTTCCGAGTTCCTTTGCGAACAGTAACGGGTCTGTTACCTTAGCCAACTCTTCCAGTTTGCCAGAGTTTTTACCAAGAGCATAAACTATCGCAGCCGGATTGTCTGCCGCTAAAAGAATAACGTTCTGGATATCTGTAGATAATTTCTCAGAAACGATCTCTTCTGCGACGTCATAATCACGCACACGCAAATCATTTTTTGACTTGTCATAGTTAGTTCTAATAGACTCGGCTCGCTTCAGCTGTTCTTCTTCTGCTTGCCTCTTTGCCTCTTGCTCTTTTTTCCGCTTGCTTTCGAAGGACATTTTTTGTTCATGCCATTCCTCCACAGCTTTGTCGAACGCATCCTCATCATAATCATAGTCACTAAGTTTTGGTCGCTCCGGCATAATTTCTGGCGGCTGCTCTTTCTCGCCTTCTTTTAGCTTTGCAAGTTCCTCTTTTAGCTTTCGATTCTCTTCGGCTCGTTCTCTGTTTTGTTTACGAAGGTCTTTAACCCATTTTGGTGCGGGTTTTTTATCTTCGTCATCTTCTTCCTGATCGGGAGGTGATTCCCCATCAATGCTAATAAAATCCTCTTCGCCTTCGTCCTCTTCGTCATCCGACTCTTCAGGCTGTTCAGTTTCATCATCAGGTTCTTCCGATTTCACATCTTCAGACTCGTCAGTCTCTTCTATTTCTTCGGATACTTCTCCCTGTTCTTCGATTTCTTCAGGCTCTTGTTTGGATACATCAGCATCAACATTATCTACTACCATTTCATCAGAATTATTATCCTGCATTTCAACTCCATATTTGGGATACTAAAAGGTTATCATTTTTTCTATAACCTTTTCAAATCTTGCTTATTGTTGAGGCATTATTTCTGTTGATTGTGCAGCAGGTTGCACATTTTGTGATTGATAATTCATTTCTTGGAATTTCTCCATGAACTCCATAACAGCTTTGCGCTGATCTATATCAAGCTCAGATAGAGTCTTGGCTGCTTCAGCTTTATACTTCTCTGACATAGCCAGGTTCTTCTCTGTGTTTGATGTTGCTTCGATAGCTTTTGCTTCTTCGTTCTTAGACGCCGCTTCAAAGTATTTATCTTGTGGGGTAGGTTGCCGATTATACATCATCTCCTGTAGTTGTTTCTGCTCTTCTTCTGTAGGCTTAGCAACGCCCATTCTCAATAGTTTATTTCGGAAGTAATCACGTACATCGTCAACGCCTTCACCCTCCATGTTCAACATTGTCATTGCCTCAAGAACTACTTTAGTATCTGCATCTGTAGTTACTGCCATCATTCCCATTAGGGCTTTGACGGTTGCTTCACGTTTAGAAGATGATGCTGGGCCAACGTCTGCATATACATCGAACTTTGCTTCTGATAGATCATTCTCATATTCCATCTCACCTTTATCATTTACAATAGGGCGAGCTAGTTCGATGAAATCTACCTCCTCCTGCTTGCCAATTATTTTCATCTTTCTATTGGCTTCTACATAGACATCTTTTGCCATTGAAAGAAATATTTCACCAGAGCGTTGCACTGATTTAGCCATGTTAGACATATAAATATAAGCCTGCATGTCTTTTCGTGTTTGGATCATCTCAACAGCTTTACCGCTGATATTAGATACCATTTGCTCAGCGCCCATCTGATTTCCAAGAATATCATTCATGTCAACATCAGACATTTGAACAAGTGCGGCAAGCGCTGGAGGAATAGTAGGCGGCTTTGTATATGCTACAGGGCCAGATGCCATAATATTTCCATTCATGTCGACAAGGGGGTTAACAAGCAGATAAGGATAATTCTTTATGTTATCATCGGCCCATTCTTGCTCATGGCCTGCTATCTGTTCTGGAGTCATAATAGGTTTCTCAACAGGAGACAATGCGCTTATTTCTGCGAGTTTAGACATCTGCATGTTCTTTAGGCGCTGCATGTCTTTAGCAAGTCTAACGTGTCCCATGCATCGTTCTACGTTATCGACGAACCACCGCTTACCATAGAACATTACAATTGGTATTTCAGTACCAGCAATATATCCGCAGTCCTCAAGGATTTTATCGCCGCTCATAATATACTTGTGTATTTTCTTTTGCTTTATCTTTCTGCTACGAACTTCTTCATATCCAAGTGCTGCTAGTTCTTGCGCTCTTTCTTCTGTTAGTTCTTTGGCTAATACTTTCTCTTCCTGGCCACTGACTACATTCTCAAAGATATGGACTTTAGTTTGCTTCTCTTCTACTCTGTAATATTCAGCTACATAAACAACATCTGGAGTGTTCCAGTCGAAGAACGTCTTGTAAATCTGCTTTGCTACAGACGAACGGTTATCTTCTCCATACTCTTCATTAAATGCGTCTGGGGACATAGCAGTAATAACGTAGCAGCTTCGTGCGTCTTTCTTATCCATACGCTTTGAGTTTAGATCAAAGAAAACGCTGGAATCGGCATCATAGATTGGCTCAATGCAAATCTTCTGTTGCTCGTTATCCATGTCCTCGTCATCTTCATACTCGGTAATAAGTCTCCATGCGCCAAGGCCACCGCCGACACCTTCCTCAAATGCGTTATCATAAGCTTCTTCTGCTTGGCTATCCTGTTCTGTTGCACGATACAGCCCGTTGCATGTCTCTGCAAGTTTTGAATATTCATTTCCTTCTTTGCTCACAAAGTCTACAGATATTCTATTATTTCTGTATTCGTTGAAGATTCTAACAACTGCCAGATGTATCTTATTTACTTCTAGGCGGGGCTTATTCTCGAATTGCTCACCAAGTGGCCCTTCCCATTGAGCGCCTGCAATAGAATAGAATCTGCGATCTTCAAGACACTGCAAACGTTCATCACGCATTGCCATTTGGATTCTGTCAAACTCAAGTATTGCTTCATTGTGGATATCAGCTAAAGTTTCTTCTTTGGATTTTCTTGCCATGATAACTCCTATAATGTAATATTATCTTGATGTTTATCTTCTTGCAAATACAGACACTGTTGGAATAGGTCGCACTGTAGTTCTTTTTGTTTGTGGCCTTCTTGCTGCTCTTATTATAGGTTCAAGTGCATATCTAATTGCATCTATTCCGTGGTTATAATCATCTATGATTTGCGGAAGCACATCGCCTGTTAATCTATGAGTTTTATATTGATACTTTGAAAACTCTTTTGCTATGTTCTTGCATCTAGGATGTATGATTATATCAAAGCCAGATAAAAATGCCACGCCATCCTCAATGCTACCTTGCCACTTCATAGCTGGTACAACGTCAAGCCCTTCTTTTCTCATCTTAGCTATTAGCTCAGGTCGTGCGTTATCTGCTCGTATTGTGTGCTTATCAGCTCTAGGAACTGACTTTATAAGTTCTGGCAGATCGTCTATCTCTGTCTTTCTTCCAAACGCCTCATAATCTATAAATAGCTTCTTATCTTTAAGGCAGCATCTTACTACAGCGTTTGGATCGGTAGAAAACCCCCAGTCATTTCCAAATAAGAATTCAGAATCATCATCCAATGTGAACTCTTCTACCTTCCAATTGTTAAATACTTGAGCATCAGTTAAGCGTTTAGGTTCTCCCTCCCATATATGCAGATATAGGCCGTAATCTCTTGCCCTATCATTCTCCATTTCTTCTCTAAGTACATCAGGAAAGAAGGGGTTATCGTCATAGTTTACACGCATAACCAATGCGCTATCTGGAGGGCTTTGTATGAAGCGCCTATACGTTGAACTATCTTCATCCTCGATATTAAACGACACCCATATCTCAGAATCATTTTGTCTGATTGTAGGGATTAATATTTGCCATGAGTTCTCAGATACGTTTGCTGCTTCTTCGACCCATGCATAATCAATACCTTGGGCGCCCTTAATCTCTGTAGTATTATGCCTTAGCCCCTTGAAAATAAACTCTGTTCCGTTCTTCCCTCTAATTACATTCTGCGTTACTTCATAGTGATTACTTAGCGCTGGCTCTTCGTCTATGATGTCTCTTAGCAACTTATGGCTAGAGTCTGCAATACTCATCATTACTTCACGCAGACAAAGAATGCGTATTTTTCTTTGTGCTCCATATAATAAAAGAAGTGAAGCTATTGTTTGTGATTTGGCAGAACCACGCCCACCGTGGAGGACTCTATATCTGTATTTGTCTGATATGAATTTCTTTGCATACTCCGGTAGCTTCATGTTCCTACAAATTCAACTTGTATATTGTTTTGAATAGCTGTGTTATTGCTTACCGCTACATTTGTGTCACCCTTTGGGGCGTGCCTATCATTTACTTTAAGCGTAACAGATAACTTATCGTTGGCATCTACCAATTGCTTTAATTCATCAGGCTTATCTATTTGATCTGCCATTATCCTTACTTTATCAGCTAGCTTTGTAGCATTATCATAAATCAATCTTTTATGCCGCATCCTCTCATTATGTAACTCTTCATGTACCTCTAATGAGACGGGAGTTTCTCTTAACGTCTCTTTAGCTTCTGAAACCTCGACAGCTTGGGCCAAAATCCGTCTCTTTGGAGAGTCCTTATCCCATCCCTCTTCATTAGCTTTCTTTCCTACAGCACCCTTGGAGATTCCTGTCTTTTTAGCTACTTCTGCCAATGATAATCCATGCTCAAAATATTCTCTAGCCCGTCCCCATTCTTCCTCTGCAATTATTCTCCTGGCCATATCTATCTCTTTCCATTAAAATATTCTTTATCAAACTTCCATGCAGCCTTTTCAATCAATGCATAATCACCGCATGACCAAAAGTTTGAGTTCATCATGTCTAGCTGTATCTCTATGTTTCCACAGAACTTTTTAAGTTCTTCCCATCTTACTTCATCAGCTATTCTTTCTAAGCGATACACCCATTTCTTGTATTTACATTCCAATAGATCAACATATATTATTTCAGGAGGCTCTATTGTGTGCTTGTAGTGGTGTATAGCGTGGGCTGCTATTCTTTCGTCGTCCATATAGCAAACCATGATATTGTAAAACCTTGATTGCATGTTGTCCATAATGTAAGATTTTATCATAATTTTTAACTTTATGATTTTTTTTCTAATATCTTACGGATGCGATCTTTTTCATAAACGCTCAAACAGGTTGTAGTCTCTAGCGCTTCTAGCATAGCAGTATTCAATTCTTCCATTTTTCATCCTTCAAGTATTGATTAACGCATACGGAAACATCATAAAGTACATATAAAAAGAAAGCGCTGTCACAAAAGCTACTAAGTAGCATCCAGTTTTTAATTGCCTTGTCCTATCTTCCTTCATGTATATCCTTTACTTGATATATAACTGATATGATAAATATACTATCTCTATCCATATCGAAGCGAATATCAATGCTATAAACACTTTATGATGTGTTTTCATTAGTGTTGTCTTTCATCTTCTACGTAATCGCTATGCCAGGTACATCCAAACTCTTTCTTTGCCTTATGAACGTTGTCAGACTTATTCTCTTTTTCCATTCTGTTCTTCATTATAGCCATTTGGATAACATGCTTGTATAGTCCGCATAAGTCTTTAATGTTGCAAGTCTCACATGTTGCTAGTTTTGGCTCTTCTGTTATGAATGTTGGCCTTGTCCTGCGTTTACTCATTTAGTTTTCCTTTTCTTAAATGTTTGTGATAAGTAAAGTGAAAGCATATCTATTTCAAACTCAGTTTTTAGATTACCGTTTTTATGAGCTTTTCTAATTGCATTTTTTAAATCTTTAACACTTTTATTTTTTCTAAATTCTATTCCATATCTATCCATTAGTAATGATGTAGAAGCACAACCAAACAAAACATATTGTGCAACTTCATGCCAATCAATTTTCATTTTCATTTACTTTCCTTTATGATTTTATATGAAAATATCAACATAATGGATATTAATAATATATATGACAAATCTTCCATCACATATCCTTTCCAATAAGTCTCAATATCTCATAAGCATCGAACATGTCTTCAGCGCTTATGTCTTCTTGTTCTAGCCATACTAAGTTTAATTTTGCTTTGTAGTAGTTCAAATGTTTTCCTTTTCTTTAGTTCTTAAAAGTGATGCAGCGATATTGTAAACACATTGCATCAGGTAAGTTAACTACACCACTTTTAAA